TCCGCCAGTTCGGTGGCGACGACAGCGGATCGACCCTCCACCTCGTTGCCGAGCGGCTCGCCAAGGTAGAAGTCCAGCGCGCGCAGGCGATCCTGCGTGTATTCGCTGTCGAAGTGGTTCAGCGCGTCAGTGATCTCTCCGCTGACGATAGACCCAAGCTGTACGTCGTCCATCTCAGACATTTACTTCGCCTTTTTCTTGGTCTTTTTGACCAGCTTCTCGCCCTTCATCAGGACGTTACCGCTGGTCGTGTTGACGTTTTTCAGCGCTGGCTCCTTCGGCGGCTCAGGCGCTGGGGGCATTTTGCCCATAATGCAGCGATCCATCGAGGCGCAGCGACGCGGGTGTCCGCAGTTATTACAGGGTGTCATCTTTTCTTACTCCTAGCGCGCGCAGACTTGTAGATATCCTTGTCCGCAGTTCGGGCCTTATCGCCTCGTATGTAGCTGTTGACGCGGCCCATACTCCAAGCAGCCATTGGCACATTCCGTGAGCCAGAAGATAGGTATGCGCCCTGACCGCGTCGATACACTTTCGCCAACTCGCCATAGGTCATGTTCGCCTTTTCTGCCTTCTCGCGGAGCGTCTTCTTGGTCGCCTCGGATAGTGGTTTAGCTTTTGCCACGTTGCTTCCTCTTCGCTTGGGCGGCGCGGGATGCGCTGACCTTCTTCACGTCGATTTTGCGTCCCTCTTTGTAGGCTTTGGCGGTGCGCTTAATCTCCGCTGCCTTGCGAGAGCGAGAGCGCGCACCCCTGAGATATTTCTCCGGGAGGCCGGTGCGTTTGTCTTTAGGGACACTGGGCGCGCGCCGAGACATCAGCCGCCGCAGTATTTGCCGAGGACTTCGTTCGCGGCCTTCTTGCCGCCCTTGCCTTTGCCCTTACCGTATGCCATCGTGTTTGTCCTTCCTTGAATAAGAGCCACGCCCCTTGCGCGGCTTCACGATTTGTTGCCTCAGTCCCCGAAGCGCCAGCGCCACAGGGTTACCACTTTGTGCGATCCGCCCAGTACGCGGCTGACATCTTGCCCTTTGCGATGTTTTCCGCATGACGCGCCTTGAACGATTTGCGCCTCGCGGCGGCTGATCTGCTCTCGCCCTCTCTTCTCGGCGACCCGCTGACGCCCTGCTGGCCGAAGCGGATCGTCTTGATCTTGTCGCCTTCCTTCGCCACAACCACATGCGACTTCTTGGGGTGGTTCGGGGTGCGCTTCGGCTTATTGTAACCGCTAACGCCTGCTCGCGCTAGGCGGGGGTCTTTAGGGGCGCGTGGGGCCATCGTTTTTCCCTTTTATATCGCTCTGATATATCCTATAATCATGCCTCACAATGGAGGTTGCGATGTTCGAACTTACACCAGAAATGCACCGCGAACGCATAATGCGGCGCGTAATGAAGTCAGTCGAGCTGCCGCTTGAAGAGGCTGAAAAGCTGGACGAGATCATATGCGAAGCAATCGGCATAGACACAAATGAAAGCCCTCCGTTCTTTCTGCTATCGGCCCAAGAGTGAGTTTTTCATCAGGGCGTCAAGCATCTGCTGATCAACCATCTGCGTCGGAAGTTGGCGCTCTTGGGTGTATTTTATGTTCTGAGGGGTCAAAAGATTTCCCCTTATATCGCGCCGAGCCGAAAGAGTGCTGTAGGATTGAGGGAAGAATGTTCCCTGCGGGGCCAAACCACCCTCTAAAAGCGACCCCATATACCCGCCTCGCTGATCAGGGATTGACCCAGCCTGCATCTGCCCGCTGTATGTGGTGTGCGGGAACCGAGGATTCGCAATCAGCGGCTTGTTCACATCGAGCAATCCAAACGAAACACCCTCAGAAAATGTTGGGGTATCGTAAAGTTCTGGGTCCGTCACAGCGCGCCGAACAGCCCCTATATTAGGGAACCCTGCTTTCTTTGCGTCACTCTTATCCATCAGCCGGATAAATTGCTTGCGAAGATCGCCTGATGCGGCATCAAGGTATTCCTCAAGGTTGTCCGCATCAACTCCGGGGAAGTTTTCGTCAACCTTCTCCATAGTCTCATTAAAGGATTTTTTGGCTTCTTTCGGGATATCCATATTAGGAAGCATCCGCGCCACAATCTTTGTCGGCATTGTCGAATGGTCAATAGCATCGATGCCCATAACCACATTAACGCCGACGACGTCTGCTCCACCGGCCTTGTCGGAATCCCGCTGGGCCTTTTTTGCCATTTTGGACACAATGCTCTTCTTGCTGGCCCACAGCGCATCTTGCTTTTGGGCGGCTTCTCCACGCATAAACCCGGAACCGCCCTCCAGATAAACTGGACTAGTCAATTCAGTGCCGTCAACGGACTTTACCTGACCGCCAATCGCGCTTCTGTCAGTAAAAAATGGCATTAGCAACTTGCCCTGAAGGCGCTCCAGTTCAATCTGGCGACGCGGCATCAAAAGCCCGGAGCCGTCAACAATTTCCATCGGCGTGTCTTCGATGCGGTAAGGCATCTCAGTTTTTGAGTAGCCCATAGGGTCTTTTTCAGCTTTTGTCAGCCGCCCACCAGCAGCGCCAAGCGTGACGCCCGGCTGGCGCATAGCGGCGATGCCACCACCCAGCAGGTACTCAATCGGCAGGATCGGGCTGGCCTCGATCGGCTCACCTTCCGGGGTGATCATGCCCTCATAGCCGCCCTCAAGCGCCCCAAGGGACGCGGTGGCGTAGTCCTCGATCTGACCAGCCATAGCGCCGGGGACGGCCTTCGCGGCCCCCACAGGGTCGCTCAGAAGGCCGGACACGGCCTGTACGACGGGCATGTAAGAGAAACCGAACTCAGGGTCGCCGTACTCACCCGGTATCGTCTCGACGGGGTACATAGCGCCGTCAATCTCTTCATATTGGGTGTCGCCGGGCGAAATTACGGGGCGACGCAGCGGCGTGAAGAAGTCGAGCAAACCCATAATGCCCTGACCCTGCTCTGGCGTTCTCCCATATTCATAAGCTGTCGCCATCACACCACCCAATTCGTTTTCGGCTTGACTACGCGGTTGCTATTGTAACCCCTTGAGTAGCCACCGGCAACCGCCCCCTGCGCCGCAAACGTCAGCACGAACGCATCCGCCACGTCGGGCGAGCGCTGCCCGCGCTTCTTCATCTCGTCCTTGCTCTCGATCTTCAGCTTGCCGCTCGACAGGTACTTGTACCTAATCCCCGTCAACTCCGATATCAGCGTGTCGTCCGACGGGATCTTGCAGTCACGCGCCTCGAACCACTCGCGCGCGGCCCAGAACAATTCGTCGCGCAGCCTGTTGAAGCGATCCTTCAGGGATGCGGTCTCGCTGACCGATACCGCGACCGCTGGCATGTCCAACTCGCGCAGGCGGTCGGCCAGACCGGCCCCCAACCCGATGGCGTCAATGTAGATCGCGTGCGGGCGCTTGCTGTACGGCACGGCGTCGTATTCGGCAAGCACGATCCCGGCCAATTCCATCAAATCCTTGTTCTGCCACGTCTTGATCGGCTCAACCAGCACGTTGCCCTGCCGTTTCGCGAGTGCGGACCTGTCCGAGCCGAAGCGTGCCACGTCCAGCCCCCACGTCACGGGCGTGGTCGGCCCCGCCTCCACGTCGCGGTGTGTAGCATCCTCCACAAGGTGCAACGGCAGCAAAACATCATCAGACTGCGTCGGGAACTCGCCCAAGACGCGCACGCGGAACACATTGCTCGCCTCGCCGTACTTCTCGGCCATATCCGTAATAAACTTCGGATCGACATAGTCGCCATCCTCGCACGACACGGTCATGCAGTGCCACTTCTCGCGATCCCCGTGGAACGCATCGTAAAAATACCCATCCGACCGGGTGGGGTTACCGCACATGATAATCTTCGCGCCGGGGGTGGACAGCGCACCCGACGCAGTCTCGAAAATCACGTTCGGCACGCCCGACGCCTCCTCAATCACGAACAGCATGTGCGGCGAGTGGAAGCCCGCGAGGCTCTCCGGGTTTTCGCGTCGGCTGGTACGCGCCACGGCGAAGCTGTCCGGCGCACCCTTCAGCGCGATCTTGTCTGACTTGAAATCGAGCAGATCCTTGAACGCCTGCGGCATGCCGCGCGCCCAGCGGTCAATCTCGGTCCACAGGACGTCGCTTAGCTGGTGCGCGCTGTTGGCGGTGACGGCGGCCTTGCACGGGTAGTGGGTCAAAAGCCACCACAACACGACCCACGACTCAAATGCCGTCTTCCCGACGCCGTGACCGGATTTGATCGCGACCTTGTCGTTCTGCGCCACGGCGTCCAGCGCCTCGGCCTGCCAGCGCTGCGGCGTCGCGCCGAGGACCGATTGCACGAAAAAGCGCGGCTCGTCGCGGAACTGCGCGATCATCGCGACGAGATCATTTTTTTCGGCGCCAGAGGGGGTCATGCGGGTTCTCCGAGAGGGTGGGGGGTGAGAGGGGTATATATATTTATCCCGCCCGGCCGCGTGCGTGAGACGGGGGGGGTCGATGTTTCACGGGAATGTTTCACGAAATGTCGCATAATGTCCATTATGGAAATTTTTTCTTGTGCGTTTTCAGCTATTTATCATTTTGCGCCATAACGCCTTCGCAACGTGTCGTGTTTAGGACACGCGATCAACCGGATTTCGGTTGACCGATGTCGCCATCACGCGCGCGTAGTTCTTTCGGTTGTGTGTCTCTCTCGTCTGTGATCACTACCGGCTCAACCGCGTTGACCTGCGTTAGCGCCTCAAGGTACGAGCCGCCTTTCGATGGCGTCACCTCAAGCTGCTGCCTGTCGCCGTAAATCTTTGGCGTCATGCGAGCGACCTGCCACTTCGTGATGTCCGCCGCAAGACGCAAGCCCTGCGGATCTCCCATCCCCATCTTCGCGTCGCGCTTGATGTCCTCCAATTCCTCTTGCAGCAGCATGCCCCTGAACTCCAGCGCCAAACGATATTGCCGCTCGAACTCAGGTTCAGCTGCCAGCTTCCTAGAGATTGATGTCCAGCTTGGCATCGACTTGTCTTTCACGATGGCCGTAATCGTGCTGCCGTTCGTCAGACGCTCCAGAAATTCGTCCCAGACCTCTTCCTTGATCTTCGGATACGCCATCAGTCGAAATCCTCCTCGAACTCAATGTAGTGCTGCGGATCGCTGTCTATCTCCAGAAGCGGCTTGCGACAGGCGCTGCACACGACTGTCTGCGTCTCCTCGTACACCCTGCCGCGCGTCGGCATACCGCACCAGTCGCAGTCCCAGTGTTCGCGAAAGAAGCGCACCCAGTCGCGCTCCTGCTCTTCTAGGTTGATCACGTCAGACATCGTCATCCCATTCCGTCGCTATCTCGACGCCGCACGCACCATAGCCCGCGATGTCAATCCAGCTATCCTCGTGGTCAGGCGTCTCGATGAGCCTCGCCACCTTCAGGCACGTCATGCACAACGCCACCTGTTCCGGCGTCACGTCCTGCCCAAGCACGACCGACCACAGTCGCGCTATCCGCAGGTGGTTCTCCCGCACGCCGCCATAATTCTCGCCACGTTCCTCCACGGCGCTTATAGCTTCCCGCAGCGCCTCTACCTTGTCCATATGTACCTCCAATCACTAAACCACACGAGCCGCACCTCCTGACGCCCTCAGCGCCCTTCAGCGGCCCGCTCTGACATTTGGGGCAGCAATCGCGCCCCAGCCACTTCTCGAATGATCCGTCGCCTTCATCGAACATATCGCTTCACCACCCTTGTCCGGTGCGCCGCGTCTGGCTTCTCCCAGCGCGCCTCGCACGATGCCAAGGCGTCGCTGACGCCGTCATGAGCCGCCGGGAATATTTCGACCTTCACGCCGTGCTTGCCACGCATGATGTGAACCGTCAGCGTGTGGACATCGACCCAAGCGTGATTGCCGAGTAGCTGATATTCCTCGTCGGTATACAGGATGTTCATCTTGTCCTGCCATTTCTCGTTGCCAGCCATCAGAACGGTATCTCGTCATTGAGGTCGGTCTCAACCGGCTTAGGCTTCACGCTCTCGATTGTAGCACCATCGAACAACGAAACCACCTTCTTTGCCATCTCACCCGCCTTGGTTTCTTCCCACGCCTCGACAATAGCCGCGACCTCGCTCATCGAATACACCCGGTCGAGCCGACCGTCGGCGCGTATCTTCGCAATCTCACTGGCATCGCGGCACACAGCGACGACGGCGCCGTTCGGCGTGGTTTCCTCCCACACCTCACCCGTCACCGGCTGCGCCCCAAGTTCGACCGCCCTGCGCTCCAGCGCCTGAACGCCTCGCACCGTAGACGCGACGGCTTCCTCCACCTCGACGCCGCTGCCCTTAGCCATCGCCTCATTTAGCACACCCATCTGCGCCCAGAAGCGATCCCGCAGATCCGCCTCAACCAGAAGCGGCAACCTGTCGATGCCCCACTTCACCTCCGACGCCCTCACGACAGCGTCATAAGTCGCAAGCGCAGCACGGCACTTGTCAGCGTCACGCTCTGACGGATAGAACCGCCAATCCCTCGAAGTCTTACCCTTCGGTACTCTCTTCCTTGTAGCCATCTTTTTTCTCCCTTCTACGATCCGGCTCGTACTCCGAAACTACGACGCCCATAGGGGGCGTCGGAGTTGTCGTAGTGCTACGACACTCCGATACGACACTCCGAAACTACGATGAAACACCATTTAACTCTTTGTTTTTCCAACATACACCATCGACGGAGATGATCCATTCTTCCTCAATTAGCTTGTCACGAGCCGATCCCTTCGTGCTGTCCGGCGTATCGGGCATATCGGAGTGCATTTTCGCCGTCCAATCGCTGTATCTGACCTTCGGCGAGCCGCGATCCACACACAGGTTTTCGAACACCTGAAGCGCGCGTTTGATTGAGCCGGTCGGACGCCACGCCCTCTTCTTCTTCGGCTTCTCGTCGGTGCGCTTCAGCACGACGGAGGTCTCGGAAATCGACGCTGGCACGACCAGCATGCTCAGGTTGATGTCGTCGAGCGGCTCCGCGTCCTTCATCTTCTCGGTACGCAGCGTCACGATATCCTCGGATTTGCCGACCATCAGCGACGTGTCAACCGCACCCAGAAGCGCCGTGGAGCCGCGTGCGCCCCTGCTGCTGTCCTTACCGGCGTGATGCACCGCCAACAGCGCACCGCCCGTCAGCGCCTTAATTTCGTCACACGCCGCGACGAAAAGTCCCATATCCGTGCTGCTGTTCTCCTCGGCACCAGCGATGGCGCGCGCCACCGTGTCCACGATGACGAGCGAGAACCGCTGCCCGATGTCCTCGATGGTTGCGACGAGCCGCGCGATGTCTTCCTCCTCGCGGAAATTCACCGCCGTCGGCAGCAGGTACAGGTCCGGCTCATCCTTGACGCCGTGGTGGTTCTCCCACGCCTTCCATCGCTTTGCGAAGCCCCCGATACCTTCGCCCGCAATATAAAGTACCGGGCCGGGCTTAACTTCCTGACCCTGCCACTCGGTGCCGTGCGCGACGGACAGCGCTATGTCGATGGCGATGAACGACTTACCCGTGCCGGGCGCGCCGTACATCATCGTGAAGCCTGTGTCGGTGATCAGCCCATCCACGAGAAACACAACCGGCGGCAT